ATGCTTTACTACCTGAACCACCTGATTCTGCATAAGTAGCTAATCCTGCACCTATTCCTGATGCTAATGCAGCATTACCAGCCAATGTAGCTCCTAATGCACCTGTTCCAGCTAACGTACTAAAAAGTGTACTACCTAATAAAGGAGCAAGAAAAGGTAAGAATGCTTCTGGTTGTCCTGTCTGAGGATTTACTGTTAAAGGTAAAGCTGACGCTAATCCTTTTACTTCTGCTGGGTTGACATGCATAAGCATAGAATCGCCATAGCGACCTTGTGCTGCTACATTCTGGGTTTGTTGTTTAATATCCATTTATCTTTCCTCTTTTGTTTCGCAACCGAACACATTAAAACTCATATCTACTGCACTCGTATAAACCTTTAATACATCTGTTTGATTAAGAGTTATACCTATAACTATAGCTAATGAGTCATTAGCTGCAACTGATTTATCGTAATATAAATACTGTTTATCATCTGCACCTGCACCAGCTACATGAACACTTAGTCTGAATGTTATAGCTGATCCTGTTCTGTTAGCTGCCACAATAGAACTAATTGTGGTCTGTGTCATATCTGGCACAGTATATAAAACTGTTGTAGTAGTAGCTGCTGGGTCTAATTGACCTAATACTTTTAAATCATCAGCCATGTTTTGTTCCCATTAATAAAAATTGATGTCTTTTAGAAGCTTTACTTGTAACTGTAGATTGCATTCTTTGTATAGTAGTTATTTTAACATTTATGTCTTCTATAGCTTGTTCTATAATTCTGCGAGTCTGTGCTTCATCATTAGAATCATATTCTAAATTAACTACTGGTAATGCTATCGTTCTGATATCAGCCATTATCTTTTTCCATCTGGTCTAATTTCTAATCTTAAATCACCTAATCTCCAACCATAGTCACTAGATGAATTAGATATACGCATAGCTGCTTGTCTACTTCTTGCTCTAGTATTTTCGAATGTTGAATTTGGTGTTACGTTTATAGTCTGTAAAGTAGATAAATCTTGTAAAGGGTAGTCTCTTCCTTTAATTGTAAAGGTAACAGTATCACTTGTTGATTGTTGATCTCTAAATTCTACATCAGGTATTAACTTAGATATAAAAGTAAATCTTTCTCCATCAGGTGCTAGATCAAAATCACTAGATTCTATAAAAGCTGTAAAAGCATCTGAACCATCTCCATGACCTATTTCATGGTTATAAACATAATTTGTATTTACAGAACTGTTATTTTTACTTGCTGCTATTGGATTTTCATATATAGAAGCTTCACTCCATGCAGTTCTAACAAAGTTATCTGTTGTTGTACCTATAGACCATGTATTTTCTAAATAATTAAATAATACATATTTATCTACTTCCATGCTTGTGCCTGATGGATAGAACCAAATAACCTCATTAACTCCTTCATTTGCACCAGCAAATACTTTATAAGCTTGATCTTGATTTAAATCAGACAATACATAATCTAGTACAGTACATGGCAATCTTTGTGATGTTCCTGAGTAAACATGGAAGCCACTACGATCCATAAAGTAAACTCTACCATTTGCATTAGTTGCAGCATTTGGAGATATCAAACTTGGACCTTCGGCTACTTCTGTAAAACTAAATATAAAAGGTTCTCCAACAAAACGCATAGACATAATACCTGCATCTGTCCATATAAGTATTTCTTGTCTAGTTCTTAAAGCTCCTACAATTGTAGAACCTTGTGATAATTGCACACCACCTGCTTGATTTGTAGCTGTTGGTGTCCAATCTACTGCACTTTCTCTATCTGAAAATCTAACTAGTAAAGGATCAATTGCAGAACTGCCTATAGGATTAGAACCAAAAGCTATTACATGCTTATCTACATCTGATGTCATTACCTGTAAGCAAGCTGTAGGAACATCGCTAGCACCTGATTCTGAGGATAAAGCAACTGCTCTTGTAGTTAAACCATCTGTTTTATCCCAAAAAAATAAACCACCTGCCCTAGGAGAAACTATAGTATCGTCACCAAAATTATCTATTGACCATAATCTTAATTGATTTACTGATGTTAAATCACCTGCTGAACCAAATGTTCCAGCTCCCCATGTATTTATACCCCAACCTGTACCTCTAACATAAACATCAAGACCTGTATTAATTTGATATACACCATCTACTCCAGAACCACCATTACCACTATCACTAGCATTAGCTGTTACTGTTGATCCTGTAGTATCTTTAGCTGTTATTGTATAAGTATTAGTTCCAGTCACTAAATCTATTTGATATTCTTGATTTAAGACTTCTGCTGTTACAAGACCTCCTAATGACACAGCACCTGAAATAGTAACAAAATCACCTGTAACCGCTCCGTGACTTGAATCAGTAGCTGTAATTGTTGAAGAGCCATTAGTTGCAGCAAAAGTAATACCATTAGTTGTAGTAGCTCTAATAGGTGTTATGTCGTAATAAACATCACCATTCAAGTTATATAACTTTTGATGTGTGCCTACTATTACAAAACTTTCTCCGCTTGTTGCTTTATAAGGAAAAAGTTTTCTACAAGTGCCTATAAAAGATGAATTAGTAAACTTAGACCATCCACCTATTCTTTCAGGTCTACCTTTACGAAATCTAACTTTATCAGCATCAAACCAACCACCCTCATTAGAGTAGTTAGTTCCTTCTTTATCTATTCCTGGTTTAAAAACATATTTAGCTAAAGGCATTCTAGACCTCAATCCATTCCTTGCCTTCAAAAAGCAATGCTTCTGCTTCTCTTCGTCTAATTAATCCTTGCAATGTTTCTCCTCCAGCTTTATTCCATCTTTTTATTTGTGATGGTGTTGTGTGATAATCGCCTGCGTTTAGTAATTTTAATAATGTTGATTTTCCAAGATTAGTCGGTCCTAAGTTATAAACCCAACAAACTAAAGCATCAAATTGATTTTGATTTAAACTAACTATAACCATATTATTTATATAACCTTCATATTCAGGCATTTCTTCTTGTAATAAATGTTCAGCTTCATCTTGATTTATTTTGTCACCTTCTTTCACCTCTTTAGTGTGACCATATCCTATAGTCCAAACACCTACAGAATCTTGATAAGCTTCTAATTTACAACCTTCAAATTTTTTAATTAAAGCTATTCCCTCTTGTGATATGTTCATATTACTCCCCTGTTTCAGGTTTATTTGTAGTAACTTTTCTATAATAGACCACAACTTGTTTAAGTTCATTTATATATCTTTTTAACTCCTGCATATTGTATGACATGATTTCATAATCAGGTACAGACATAGCAAGGAAAACTATCTGTCCGTGTTCTTTTTCAACCCTAGCTAAAAACTCATCTATATTTTTATCTGAAACTACATACCAATATGGCTCTTTTAAATCAATTTCTCTAGGCATAATAGGCTGTGCTATTTGCCTTTCTAAAGCTTTAGTGGTTATTTGTACGTTTTGTTTACTTGGAAACAGACTGCAACTGGAGACCATCATCAAGATTATCAATGTTGCGACTGTCTTCTTCAATACTATCAAATACATTCTTTGTTCCTTTATTTACTCTTGGTTCTAGCAAAGATGGTTTAGCTGCTGCAAGTTTTGTTAGATCATGTCTTTTAAATATATCTAAGTATCTAGACATTTCTAACTGTATAGATTGATTCTTACTTTGTATCTCTAATAAACCTTCTGTTTGCAATTTAAAATCATTTTGCAAAGATTCTATAGCAGCTTGTTGTTCTTGATCTCTTAACTCAAATGCTTGATTTAATGCAGATAATCTAGAGTTTTCACTCCACAAGAAATATCCAATTATTGCCATAACTGCTATTACACCTATTAAAACTTTACTCATATTTTATGCCCATGTATAAACCTGTAATGGTTTAGCCTTACCTTTTACTTCTATAGGTTCTAATAATTGTAGCTCAAAATCACTATATTTGGCAGTTTCTTCACCTATTAAGACACCTACTCCAGCAACCTTTGTACTTGATTCTAATCTAGCTGCTACATTACAAGGGTCTCCTATAAGACTAAATGCAAATCTATCTGTTGCTCCAAAGTTACCAGCTATACAAACTCCTGAATTTACACCTATACCAATAGCAACTTCAGGTATATTTTCTTCTAAAAATTTAATATTTAACTGGTCAATATTCTTTTCTATTTCTTTTGCTTCTTGTAATGCAAGATTATGATGATCATCTTGTTGAATAATTGTATTCCAATGAAACATACCAGCATCTCCAATAAACTTATCAGTACAACCAAAATATTTATTAGCTGCTTGTACTTGTACATCTAATACAGAATTCATTATGTATGTTACCATTTCAGGTTCTACTGACTCTGATAAACTAGTAAAACCTCTGAGGTCTGTAAATATAATAGAACAATTAACTCTTTTACCATTTACCTGACAAAGTTCTGGATTATCTTGTAACTTCTTAACCATTCTTGGATCAAGATATTTACCAAATTGTCCTTTAATTTGTTGTCTTAATTTATATTGTTCTCTAAATCTTAAATAAAATGCAGTAGATGCACTTATAAACTGTGATATTAATGACCAAGTTACATCAATTAATAAACCTTGTTGTATTAAATAATACCCACTTCCTGCTGTAGAAAAGAATAATAGACTGGTAAATAGTATTCCTAGCGATATTCCAAAAATATTTATTAGAACCCAAGATAGTAATATCAATGATATTAATAATACTGCTTCTACTGCTATTGCATAATCAGGTATATAAGGACTATCTTCTATTAATATAGATTCAGCTAACGCTGCTTGTATTTTGTGTGGCTCTAACAGTTTGTTATTTGGTACTGCAATCTGAGGCATAATGCCTTTAGCTGTAAACCCTACAAAAACAAACTTATTTTCTACATCCATTTCAGCAAGATTGGTTTGTGGTGTATCAACCCAACTTATCCACTTTCTACCTAAACTATCAACTTTAACAGGGGGTAGACCTTTTACTCTTATTTCTTCTATGCCATTAACATTAGTTTTAATTACATATGTGTCCGCACCAGCTAATACTTTTAAAACTTCTGTTCCATAAGATGCCACCCAACCATCATCAGTTCTCATTAGTAATGGCAATCTTCTTACTAAATTATCTACATCAGTTCGTGCTACTGCTAGACCTTGATTAGCATTTTGTTTTAATACATCAATATTTTGTATGACACCTTGTGCTTTTAAACCACCTATATCATCACCTAATATTACTGTGCCTGTAGTAGGAGGGTATTCCCCATTGCCTTCAAACATTGCTAATACGCTTGGAGAAAATGCTAATGCTTCTGCAAACTCAAAGTCGCCACCAAATCTATCAGGTTGTGGAAAAGCTATAACCCATCCAACACCTATTGCACCTTTGCGTAAAAGATTAATTTGTATTTGAGCTAAAGTCTGCCTTGATAATGGATAGCCACCTTCATTA